TCCTTGGCACTCGTTCTTAGCCTTAATGGTCGCCTGCAAGCTCAAAAATGTCTTAACAGCTTGATGAATACCAGCGATGGTGTAAGTCGAAGTTGGATCAGTTAGCATGTCAAGGATGTCAGCTGAAGCATCTCTAGAGAAGAGAGGTACAACAGAGTTCACGTGAACAGCTGAGATTGCCGTCAATGCATTGGCGATATCTGCCGTCATTGTTCCGCCAAGAGTTCCGCCAGTTAGGTTAATAGGACCTTGAGGTGATGGGAGACCAGTTGGCGATGGAAGCGACTGTGGATTAACTTCATAGAGTGGTCCAAATAGAGACACTTGAGCGCTCTGTGAGAAGAAGGTTCGTACGCTGCTAGCATCATTCTTTATCTGAGCAGGTAGGGTACCGTCATTACCGTTAGCACCTAAGTTCGTAACCTGATCAAGGACAGTTGGAGAAAACTGACCAGTTAGAGTGCTTCCTGGCGCAGCATTCCACAATCCCTTTGTGTTGCCAGTAATGAACGTTATCATGCTGGCAATTGAAGTGAAATTAGCTAGTGGCAGCGTGTATTCGATGATGCTGTTGTTGATAAGAAGCAAATTAGTCGCATTCACAGTAACTACAGGAGCAACGTTAGGATTTGATCCGCTTCCAACTCTTCCAATCTTTAGCACGATGGTGCCGCCAACTGTGCCAGATTCAGATGTCAATGTTCCAGTGTTGTTCACCGTTATCACAGCCATATCCTCAGATTCGGAGGTATATAGGCCAGCAGCGATATGAACAACTGGGAGCAGCGTACCGCCTACTAGATCGAAGTTCATACCATATCCATTGCTCTGTGGATTTGTGCCAAGACCTTGAGTAATAGTTAAAAAGGCCAATGCTGGAGTTCCACTCACAACAAATGTCATATTTGCAGGAACAGTAGTTTGAGACCAGTTGGTGCCTAAAGCCAAATCGGCATTCATCGCCGCAACAGAAGCGTATGGGGCATTTGTTGCAGTAAATGTGTTGTCAAGTGTTGTTGAAGCACCTTGAATACGAACAGTCATAGTTTCTGTGTCAGTGACAGCTGTTGTGCTGAATGATGTCGTTGAAGTTGTCATTGCTGGTTGCGCAGGGACAGCTATGTCGGTGTAAGAGATCTGGTTTCCGCCAGCGCCCCAAATTTGAGCAACAACGGTGCCATAACTTGCCACAGTGAACGAAGCGAAAGAGATGCTAGAATCTCCAGTGCCAGTGAGCTTAACAAGCGTGCCAGTATCAACGCCAAGTGCATTAGGACTAGTCATAACAACTGTTGTACTAGAAACGACAGTGGCGGTAACCGTGAACAGTTGTCCATTAATCGTGTATGTTGCTCCCGCTGTGGCAGATACTGGAGCTGCGCTTGGCGTAGTAAAAGTATACGTATCTGGAGCTAATTCAAGCGAAGCTTGCGTAGATTCGTTTGTCTTATAGATGTAAACCTGTTGTGCTCCACCAGGAATTGCGCCGTCAGCGCCTGGCGCGAACAAGAACGATGCGGCGTCAGCGATGTCGCCATTGCCGTACAAACTTACGATTGCTGGAAGCTGATCAGCAGTGTATCCATTGTTGATGATTGGTCCAGCTTGTGAACCTGGAGGTCCAGATGGCGCTTCACCAAAAATCGCCACGATGCCAGTTGGTCCAACTGGGAAACCGCCACCGAGGTCGATTAACTCCTTAGAGTAAGCCCCGGGCTTGTAGATGGTGGCACCATTGAAGGTTACATTAATAGCCATATTCTCTCCTATATCAACCTGAGTTGCTTCATTTCAACTTTAGTTACTAAACTTTTATTAAGCTCAGGATGTTCACTACAAAACATTTCCCACTTAATTCGGGTGTCTTCTCGCATGTACCCTTTAACTTCAATTATATCACCACTGCTTAGCTGAAAATCTGGTAGGTAGACCTTACCATCACTTAAAATAAAAGTAGGTTCATATTGCCACTTTATTCCCTGCATGTCTAAATATTGGGCATATTTGAGTTCCCAGGTAGATCTCATAGTGTTTACGAGATGACTTGCTGTTTTCTGTAACTATGATGAAGTCTTGAAAATCAATCATGTTACTTGAGTTTTACTCCGTACTTTTTAAGTCCTTCATTGTAGGATTGCACAGTCTCTTTCATCGTCAATCCTCTCGCGCGAAAATCGGCCATAATGACTTCCTTGTGATGCTGCACAGGAATCTTCTTCTCGTTCATTGCCCACCAGGCGTCAAAATCTATCTTGTCGGCCATACCTTGCTCCTTACTAATATTAACTCACTTAAGTGGTTAAATTTCTATGTCATCTGGATCTATAAAAGTGTCGTACTCTTCGCATTCTTCTTGCTCACTGCTTGGTCTAACTATGATACCCTTGTTAGCTCTTCTGTCCACATCGCATGGGTTTACATCCAAGCTTGTTGCTATGTCACAAGATACTGGACCCTGAATAGTAGGGTTTGTGTTAACGTGCTCAATCTCCTTAAGGGGATCTGCTGCCCAGAAGTTCTCAGTGGTACACCTAAATCTGACCCACCTAGTCCAAACGTTGTTTTGTGACTTATCGGCATCCTTAGCATAGTCAGAGGCACTATAAGTCTGAAGTTTCAGACCCCATCTTTGAGCTAGTAACTTATACTTGAACAGGATATAGCTAACTATGTAATACAACCAAATGATGTGGTCGCCACCCTTAGTGACATGGATACCTACGTCCACCATTACGGTAAAGACTGCCGTACCAACATCAGAGTGCTCTCCAACGGCTGCCAAGTCATTTAAGGCGGCCTTAGTCTCATCCTCAGTCTCATTAGCTAAGTGAATACTAATGCAAGGAATCTTCTGAGCATTGAAGGACCACGCCTGCACTACTGGAATCTTAGTGGTAGTAAACCACTCCCAGATCTGGTCTCTATACTCAGGTCCAAAGTCTGCATTAAGTTCAGGATTAGCGAATTGTTCAAACAAGTCATTAAAGGCTGGCTTATTGGCCCTCAACTCCTTGATGCCGAAATCGATCAGCTTTCTAACTACTACTTCTGGCATTACCCACGCCATAGTTCACCAATTTTTCGAATATCTTCTACTGTTTTAATCTTATGGTCTTTAATCCATATTGGTTGAAGATTAGTATAGTGACAGGCCTTTTTGAGTTGTTCTTGATCTTCTAAGTTAAAACTCCCTAATGGCTCTTTATGATCAAGATGCCAACCATTTCTCGACCAATTATCCCAAGTCATTCCTGGTTCAAATTTAGACTCTATATATAACTTAAATTCTGCAATTGAACAACCAAGATCCTTAACGGCAGAACCTGCTTTAGTTCCACACTTTATCGCCCTATTTAGTCTAGCTCTTAAAACACAGGTTAATCTGTAGTTAACGTCATTCTTATATCTTTCAAAGTGTCTAGCTCTAGCCACAGGTCCAGCTATGTTTATGCGCTTCCTGGCATTATAAGCATGAACGTCTCTACTCTTGTAAAGATTAAGATTGTTGCATTTTAGTGAACAAAACTTAGTAGTCTGTTTGTGAGCGGTAAAACCGTTGTTACACTCGAGACAAGTTTTTGAAATGTTTTTAAAAACCTTCTTCATAACTCCTCAGTATGTCCCTGATCTTGTCTTCCATTGTATCTGCTAGCTCTTTGTTAATGGATGACAAGTCACTTGTAAAGTCTTTAGTCTTAGCAGGTCTTACCCATGCTTGGACTGGATCCTGCTTACTGGTAGCAGTCCTAAACTGTACAGCCTTCTTTCCGGTTGGAGAGATAGCTTGATACTGTCTTCTAGCATTCTCGACGCGCTCTGCGTTGATTTGCTTTGCAGCATCATAAATATTTGTAGACACCTTAGGTCTCTCATTCCCAGTAGAGCCAATAGGAATAACCTTGTAAACACCCGATCCATCCTTCATTGGCTTAGCATTCTGTAAGAGGCTATTTAGCATGGGGTAAGGAGGATCGATGAATTCGGTGTTTCCAGACTCAGTATCGATAGTCATCTCCATCGGGTTAATCTGGAGCTCATTGATAAACTCTGGTGACCTTTGTTGAACGCCAGCTTCGATAGCAAGCTGCATAGCAGAGTCTGCTTGCCCTTCGAAGGCATCAGTGATTTCTCTACCAGCCTTCCCAACAATGATCTCAACGGTACGAGCGTCAATGCCCTTGTTCTTTAGGGTGAATCTTAGCTTTTCAAGTTCCAGGAATATATTAGCCATTACCTGTCCGCCTTGTTGCTTTTCTGACGGTTTTTAGAAATGGTTAAATATTGAAGATTCCAAGGGACGTGCAACCCTCGAACTTCTTTGCCTTGTAATGGCACTATGTGATCAACTTCATGTCCAACTGGGCAATTTTTATAGAGGTTTTCTATTTCTTTCAATTGTTCAGTTGAAAGCCAATCAGGAGTGGCCTGTAATTTGGTAGCCCTATATTTAGCGGATCCAGCAGCACGTTTATGTGGATTATTTTTTGCCCAACGAGTGCTGGTTTCTTTTACATGTTCTTTATTTCGTTGATACCATTTTTTGTCTTTAAGTGACTTTTGTTCTTTTGGTACAGCATCTATGCGCGCCCTGATTTCATCCTTATCTTGTTGATATCTTTCTGCAAAATATTCTCTATGTTTAGAGCTCCAAGCACGAGTATACATTACACGTCTGTGTCTCGGACAAAATTCACCTTTTGTCCTCTTGTGTAACTCAGAATTGCAATTTTCGAATGAGCAACACATTATTTTTTGCCTAGCGTTCTTACTCTCATGTCTCTTAAGAAGTTTTCTTTTTCTAAATCTTGCCAGTCCTGCGCGAAGCTGATAGTGATCTTGCCGTTAGGTTGGATCTCGATCCTTGGCTTTGTTAGGTATGAGTAATATTCGTCATGTACTTTGTCTTTGTTGGCTGGATTAGTAGAGAATGCCTCTATAGTCTGTGGACTAGGAGCAGGATCATTAATCTTGCTTTGAAGTTCTCTAAGTTTAGCTTCCAACTCGTCCATCTCCTTGCCGACTGCCTGCGCAAGGTGATTGTGCTTACTTGTAACTTCATGCACAGTATCTTCTAGCTTGTCAAACAAGCCCATGATCCTGGCTTCAATCTGTTGAAGATCAACTGCCACGCCGTTGCGCATGGTTTCGCGAATACTTTCCATCTCTTCGTAGATGTCGCCAATGTTGTGGCGCTTGTACTCTTCAATAAGATGGTGTAGTCCACCATGAACAGCATCATCGTCTAGAGTGGCATCGTCTAACATGTGAAGTTCTTTTTCATCTTCAGGCATGTACCACTCAAACACGCTCATTAGCGCCGCGGTAAGCTCAGGGAGAGACTTATTTGTAAACTGGTACACAGTTTTATGGCCGTCATTTACTCGGCCTGAATATACATCGCTCATGTGGCGACGAATGCTCATGGTGTAAGTGTCGATCATCACATCCTTGAATTCTTCGTCCTGCATGCCTTCAACAACTCTGCGAAGGGTTCTGAACATGCCGTTGCCAACCAGCCTAAGGGCATCGCCGTGTGTAACTTCAAATACGGCGTCAGCCTTCTGACGGATGATATTCTTTTCTAGCTTCTCAAGCGATACCATCCCCTTGAGGGACTTGCCGAAGCGCTTGGACACGAAGTCTTTGATGGGAGTGTAACAGCAGTCGCGGAGTTCTCCCCAAGGAATCTCGTCAAGCTCGTACCACTTCCAATCGGTCATGGATTCTTTGCCTTGATGGCTTTTAGTACTCTTAGGCTTGCCGTGCACGATCTCGCCTAGGTAGACAACTGTGTTGTTGCCGTTGGTCTTGCCTCTGAAAATCTCAGTGCTAATTCTAACTGGACAACCAGTCTCTTCAGCTGCCTCTCTAACGGCACCCTGCTCAAAGCCCTCATCTTCGTGGCAATGTCCACCAGGAAAGGCGAGTCCGCCTTTGTTGTGCTCGGCGAGCAAGATCCTGTTGTGCTGATCCATCACTAGGACGGCAGCACAGTTGCTGGTCTTGTGCTTCTTCTCTAGATACTCTTCGAACGATTTCTTTAGGTCTTTTTTGGACTTCTTGCGATTGATACGGTCTTCCTTAACCTTATCCTTAGCACGCTTATGGTGCTTTTCGCCCCACGTTCCGCCGCGGTCGTTATGCTTGGAGTCCGGAGCTTCCTTGCCGGGATCTGTATACTTAGCCGCAACAGACTTTGGGGGACGACCGCGCGGACCGTCCTTGACGTTACCGTGTACGATCGCCATCATCATTCGGTACTGTCTACGCGATACGGCAGCGGGCATTTAGATACCCTCCGGCTTCTTGTTGCTCTTTCTTAGGTTGTCTTCAGCCCACAAAGGTTGAAGATTTTCCAAAGACCAACTGTTTTTAAAGCCGTCATCCGCGGTAGACGAATACACAAAGCCACTATCAGGCATCTTGTGATCAATGTGCCATTCGCCCATGTTTTCCCATGACATCCCTATGGTGAACTTAGATTCGAGGTGTTTCTTAAGTTCTTCTACAGAGTACCCTAACATGTCAAAAGTGTGCTGATAGCACTTACTAGATCCATGAGCTTTTAATCTTGTGTTTAAGGCAGTTCTCATTCTATGTCTTAAAATTTTATGCTCAATGGGGATTAGACTAGTTCGGAGACCTTTATTCCATGCTGGTTGTCCGGTTTTGGTACCCTTTTTAGGGGAAGACTTACCAGTCTTAGTGAGACGGTTTGCACACGCTCTACAAGATTTACTTAAGTCATGCTTTCTACGAAAACCAATATGTGTACTGCAGACAGGACAGTCAGCCTCGTACATAATTCTGCCATTTATTGATTTAGTGAGCATATTCTTATCTATTATAACTTAAGTTAAGAGTTAACATTATGCTTTAACTATAGTTTCAGCAGCATTAGGCAAGAAATCTCTTCTTACGAGAACTTGCTGAGGCAACCTGCGCGGCACTTTTACCCCATTTACCAGCTCCTGTGTGATCCTGAGCTCGCGAAGTGTTTGAACAACGAGATAAACTGGGTGCGCATAGAATGACCAAGTGAGAACCTCACCGACCTGGGGCTGCATCCCGTCAATCCACACAATATCGCCGTTTGTGTCTATGTTGAAGTTGATTCCCTGTGTATAGGTCTTCTCAGTTTTACCCGCTTGTAAAATAGAGCCAGCAAAGTTAACGCTAACGATGGGATATCTCAATGATTGCTTATTACCAGGTCTCATTTCGTATTCATTGAGTTCCCACAGGCGTACAGTAAAGTCTGGAATAGTGAGCTTATCGAAGGCATTGAAGTCAGCCTCTGTACCATCAGGATACTCGGTTGGAAGTGTCACCACTGCAGTGCCTATTTCCCATACACCGTGAGCCTCGAACGTCTTCTGGATAGAGTTACCGCTGAATACGCCCCAGATGTCTTTTGGATCGTAGTGCAGGAAGCCGTTATTGTCACAGAAGTTACAATTAGGTTCATGTGCATTACTGTTGAGCGTCAAAATGTTAGGGCATGGAACAGCTTTTTCAACTCGAAACCTCACTCCTCTAGATTGTAAAATCTGGTCAAAGCTGTTCCCACTGATACTGGGGTCCGGATTGTACATTGGCATCTGTGAAGGCGTTGACGTAGGGGATAATGCAGGAGGTGGGTATATTACATTAGAATTATTTTTTGCCATGTTCTACTACTTTCTCACAGTAAGTTGTGAACTGGTCGTTAGTGAGTACATTTTTCATTATATTAATGATGCCTAGCACTAACTGGACATTGCCCTCAGTGTAACCTAAGTTACTATCTATTCTATCAAGTGATACACTTGAGAACTTGTCAGCATGGTAGTCGTTTGACATTTGTGCACCCGATAAGGCGCACTTACCTTGTTGTTGTTCCCATAGTTGATCAAGATAACTCCCAGTTATTGAATATTCAATGTTTCTTACTTTAGCACCATTTTGCCAGTAACATATAAACATTCCATGGAAATATTTTGTTGACCCGTACTTACTTTTTCCTTTATTTGCTGGGGTTGTGCCAAGCATACGTTGACGATCTCGTTCTATGAATTCTGGTGAATGTTTCTTTCCATAGAATGGGTTATTTACTCCCTTAAAGTCTGTTCTACTTATTCCCTTGAATCTTACAAAATCACCAATAGTACTTTTCGATATACCCAACTTGTCTGACACAGCGCGAACTGACATACCTGAGTTATACAATGAAACTATTTGTTCTTTACAGTCTTCAGTCATCATACTAAAAGAGCGCTTGAATGTCCGCATTTAAACATTATACCTTGTCCTAACTTGAGATATCTTTGTTTCTTGTACAATCTAGAATAGGATTCTGATTCTATGAATAGTGTAGAAATTCTTGAGCGCATCGTTGCAGAGGAGGGTAGTTGCTGTTGGGCTACACCGTCTATTTGCAGAGACTGCCCACTTGGAAACTTAATTAGATCAGACAATGGAAAGTTTATGAGTTGCGTAGAGGCTCTTAACATAGAAAAGCTAAGTGAAGAAGAGGCAGATGCTAGGTATAAAGAAGCTGCGCTCCGTAAGATTGCCGACTTAGCCCTAGATCAGGTAATCGAGGCTCCCTGATGGCGTTAACCACACTGGACAAGAACATCCTCGAAGAGATAGTGTCCAGCGACGGGCACTGCATGAGTTCTCAGCGCTGTCAAAAGTGTCCATTTCGCGCTATATGCCTACCAGAGTTTTTAAACCCGATCCCGCCAAGTCGGGAACAAAGATATAAGATGGCCCAAGATGTTCTAACACATCACTACTTGATTGACGACCAGGTAGAGGTCGAAGACATCAAGAAAGATTTTCTATGGGACAAAAAATAGATACTACCTTAGACAAGAAGGATCTTCAGCAAAACGCAAAGATAGCTCTTTACATTCTCATACTTAAGCTCCTAGACAAGCCCACCATACGAAATCATCTCGGCATCATTTGGTTCATCTAATGTTATAATGTAAGCATAGTCGCGCTCAGTGACTATGTAGAGGAGGGCGTATGTTAAACTTAGTTCTAATCTTAGTCGCCTCTGCTTGTCTGTTCACACCCCTCAGCAAAGGAAGAGATATGGAAAACCGTATCGACAAGATTGACGTACAGAAGGACCACCAGGAGCTCATTGCTCTCTTCTACCGAATCCAGCTGAGGAACTTTATCCAGATATTGCTGTACGAGCACGGTATAAAGTAAGTGCGTGGAAGACAATAAAGATTACTTGCGGTTAAAGGCTCAGTGGAGAATGATGCACATGCTAGTCCAGTTAGGACTCGTGCACGCCGTGAAGCCTAGAGATCTAATATGGATAAAGTGCCTGAAGATCTCTGTTGGCGCGTGGTAATTCTTACTTAAGAATCTTGCTAAGTGATTCGAAGGTGTGTGGACTTACGAAGAGTTGATCTGGCTTGCCGTACGTGCCAGCTTCAAGAGCTTTAGTCAATGCTTTAGTCAATGCTTTTAGGGCACGCTCCATGTCGCTCAGGTCAGCACTCTTAATTCCAAGAGATGCTAGCAGGTTGCGGAGATCGTTCTTGGCAAGTTCTTTCTTCTGCTCTAACGTGATTGGTCTTGGGTCAAGCATCTGCTCATCCTATACATGTAGTCAGTAATTTCTTCGTTGTGGGTGTAAAGCGCACTCTTTAGTCCAAGCCTCTCCAGTAGTCCTAACAAGTGGAAGATGCGAAACTCACCGTATCTCATCGCCTTAACTTTTCTACGGCACATTTGCCGGTCATAACAACCTTATTCCTGGTTGACTCAATCGCTGATACCCTGTCGATGTACGACTCGTACCTATGTACATTAGGAACTTCGTGGTTGAAGCCTGAAGTGCCTAGACCTACCATGAACTGGAATCTTATGGGAGAACCAAAGCGATTGCCATTCTTGTTACCCCACGGATCGTGCAGCTGCCTGCTGCGTCGAGATATCTTCATTTTTTCTTTCGTGGTAATAGGTTATGCCGTGCATGTACTCAGGGCATGCCAGAATTTCTCTGTTGTTAATTACCTTAAGCTTTAATAGAAGGCGAAGTATGCTGCAAACACCGTGGGTCTTACCCATGGTGGGCAATGCCATGTGCGGTCGTCCGCATGTCTCAAGACGAGGTATCATTTTACTCACGGGTAGCCTCCCCACCCCTAAGTCGATTTATAGCGGCTTTTATGTCAAGCTTAGCTAACAACTTAACTATCTTGTTCCTGCGTCTCATGAAATCGTCGTATGGATTATACAGACCGCAAGTAACGCAGTGCTCCTCGACGTATATGCCATGTCCGCAATGAGGGCAGAAGGGAAGCGGCTTCATCCTTTTCCCACTATGACAAATTCCCCGTGTGCGATTATATATATTATATATACCGTGTCAGAGGAGACATCAAGAAATAAGGTCCCCTCAGCGGTGGGAATGCGGGTGCAAACATTGAGTTTGTTGAGCAGTGCCACTAGCTTCATCTTGTGGACGCTGCAAGGTCGTATCCAGTTCATACGTCCACCCACCACCTGTCGACTCGAAGCTTTACATCCCTATGTCTCTGGTCAAAAAATTGCCACTTCTTGTACCACGTCTCATCCTTGCCATGGACAATCTTGAGCTTCATCATGAGTATTAGCAACTGGTATGACGAGAAGAACGAGGTGCGCTTCACTTCCCTCATCACGGCGCCCTGTTGAAGAGCCACTTGGTGCTCTTATTCAAGCCGAGGTTGGAAAGCAAAAAGATGAGCGGCAGCATGTGCGAATACGACTTGCTCCTGTAAAGGGCATTGATGCGCCCCAGCAAGGCCATATTGTGCTCACCCGCTTCGCGAGTGAGGCCTACCCTGTTAGCAATCTTATCCATGTGATTCATCTCTTCGCATCCTTGTGGTAGTAGTAGTACGACCTTAACCCAAGAGCTTGTGGAGCATCATGAGCAGCCGCGAGTGACGAGTCGGCGTCGCGTACAGCATGCCATACGTATGTCCGTTTATAAACATCTGAGCCATACTACCCTCCTAGAAAGAGGGGAACACCCTGTTATACGACACGTTCACGCCCAACTTAGTAAGCAGGGTGGAGAGTGCCTCAACCCCGTTCCTGTGGCAGCTGCAAGTGCACAAGTCGCGAATGCAAATACTGGAGGATAGCCAGAGAGGCAGACCCAGGCAGTGGTACATGTCGCAGCCATGGGTGGTGTGCAGCTGGAGCTTCACGCGGGACCTCGCAAGCCGAGCTTGTGAAGGAGAGTGAGGAGTTCGACGTGGAGGTGGGACAT